TTCCGGTGCAGCAGATTCGATCGGATCAAGGATTGCTTTAGAAATAGCTTCAGCACCAGCTCTTGCATCTGCTTCGATTTGTGCTTGAACAACAGAAGAAACAGCAGCATCTGCTTTGCGCTTAGCCTCGACATCAAGCTCGGCGGCTCTTTGAATTGATGCTTCAAATGGCTTTTGCGCTTCAGCTTTTCTTCTTGCTGTTTCTGCAGCAGCAGCATCTGCCTCTGCAGCAGCTTGCTGTGCTCGCGTAAATTCATTGTCTACAACAACTGCAGGCGCGGGAAGTTTTGCTGCGGACTGAAGAAGCACTCCAATTTGCTCTATACCGCCAGTAAGCTCAGAAACATATTTTGTAAGCTCATCGGCGCTTACACTTGCTTCGCTCGCAGACTTTACGCCACGCTCAAGGTCTGGCGTCAGTTCGGCAGGGACTTGATAGAAATCGGCAAGTGCGGCCCTGATCTTGTCAAACTCTGGCCCGGCGGACTTACCGCGTGTAGCCATAGCAAATCTCTCGTCTTCCTGTCCACCAAAAAGCTTGTCCAGGTCAACGCTTGTTCTGGTTTTGTCAATAAAGTCTTCAATTTTTCGTTTAACTTGCTCAAATTGCCCCATCGGGCCTGCAATTTGCGATGCCGCGTATTCAGCTATAGCGCTGTTCCTATCGAGCTGTTCAGCTGTAAGCGGCCTTGTGCGTGCTTTTTCTGTGATTGGCTTTCTTATCGCGGATTCAGGAACACCGCTGACATTTGGAGTGCCAGCTTCGCCTAAGGATTTTGCAACAGCCTCTACAACAGGAAGTGCAGCTCTCAGGAAGTCAACGTAAGTATCAACTTGATTTTTTGCAATTGCAAGCATCACCCGTGATGGACTTGCCATGCCGAGAGCTTTTTTGATTGCGTCAATTCCTGCCTTGCCAAGATTCATCATTGCTTGGGCTACAGCGGGAATTCCGGCCTTGATTCCCAAGGCATAAGTGTCGGCAACGTTTTCAGCGACTTGTCCAGCTCCACCGCCAGATGCGCCCTTATTGAACTCACGCACAATTTGATCAATTGCCTGCGCAGGTGAAGCGCTGCCAAGGAAGGCTTGACGTGCGCCGCGAGCTTCTTGAAGATTTTTAAGCGCCTGCTCTAGACCGGATCCAGCGGTTGCACTACCACCAGCTTTTCGCGCAACTCTTTCCTGCGCCGCCTTCCATTTTGGACTGCCAACCATTGTCGCAGTACCAAGAATCGGCGATGACGGAAATCCTTTCTGCGCTTCTCGTAGAACTTTATCCGCTGCTCGCTCCGCAGCCCTTGCAGCACTCTCAAGCTTTTGCCTGGCGGATTCTTTCGCAGTTTTCCACCTTGGACTCCCTTCTATTGTTGCACTACCAAGAACAGGGGAAGACGGGAATCCCTTCTGAGCCTCTTTCAAGGCTTTATCTGCTTCTCTTTCTGCTTTGATAGCAACTTGTTGCTGAACTTTCGCCGCACGTTCCTCAGCTCTACGTTGGGCCGCAGCACGCCTTTCTGCTGCAAGACGATTTCGCTCTTGAGCAGCAATTGCTTTTGGGCTTCCAACCATTGTGGCAGTGCCCATGATTGGCGATGCAGGGAATCCTTTCTGCGATTTCTTAAGAATTCTGTCAGCTTCTTTATTTGCAGCTTTCTCAGCGGCTTTCGCCGATTTTTCTTGCGCGCGCAAAGCTCGCTCTGCGGCGGATCTTGCTCTTTCTTGAGCCGCAAGAAATTTTGGGCTCCCAAGCATTGTAGCTGTTCCACGAATAGGCGACGCAGGAAATCCTTTTTGCGCTTCCCTAAGTGCTATTTCTTCTGCTATTGGACTACCAGGAAAATTCCTGCCTCCACGAACAGGAGATCGTGGCGCTATACGTGCAATTCTTCTGATTTCGTTTTCTTGTTCATTAATTGCGTCTGCAAGCTCTTTCGACTCTCTTTCAAGGCGAGACGTTGCTGCAGTGGCTCTTCTGACAGCCTCGCTGTACGCCTGCTGGTCTCCAGACCTAGAAGCAGTAATAACTTCAGTAGCAAGAGATCTGGCACTTCTGACTCTTTGCGCCGGTAGGTCAGCACGAGAGGATGCAGCGCTAATTCGCTCTTGTAGCCTTCTTCCGGCCTCAAAACCTTTGCTTCCTAGGGACTGTAGGCGGTTGAACTCATTTTGTCTTTCGACAACTCGACCAAGTTCTGTAGCAAGAGATTGAACGAGGCGAAGATTTCTTGAACCTGCTCCGCCTGCAGCGTCATAAGCAGCTTGAATACTTCTTACTTGTTGTTGAAGGTTCTCCGGTAGACCTCTTCCGGCGCCACCGCGAGAAAACTGTTGAACTTTTCTCTGGAAAAGCTCATTTGCTGCATTTAACCTAGATTCAAGAGTAATTCGACGCTCTGCTTGTCTAATAAGCTCTCTATTGCTGTCAATTGCTGTACCAGCCGCAGCGGCGGAAGCCCTCTGCCTAGCAGAAGACAATCTTGCTAGGCGCTGCTCAACGAGGGCTCTACGACGGTCAGCAAAAGCAGCCTGCCTCGCCCTTCTATCTGGATCACTAGCAAATCTGCCACCTTCACCCCTTGGCTGCTGTGTTCCGGTTACACCCAACCTAATATTCGCTCTTTGCAATGCACCGCTTGCACTACGCCACCTTCTCTCGATCTCACTAATGCTATCTTCAATAGCATTGAGTTGATTGGCGAGATTGGTTATATTTCGCTGTCCCCCAACTAAGATATTGATCTGCGCGTCGTAGTTTGCCACGTTGTTCGACCTAGACTTGCCAGCAGTCTACTCAGACACGAAAAAGCCGCCCCTGAGGCGGCTAGCGACGAGTCTGACGCTTGATCTTCTCCATTTCTTTCTCCTGCCGTCTATGCTTAATGGAGAAATAGGCGGCCCAGAGAGCAAACTCTTCATCAGTTACTTTGTTTTTTAATTCAAACAAAGTGCAATGCAAAGCTTCTGCGAGAGAAAGTTGAAAGTAAAGTCTATTATCAGACTCAAGTTCCTGCTCAATCGCTTTTAGAATCGGGCTCTACATCCTCCGAACCACGAGGGCGAAGAACACACAGGATCAGTTTCTGCACGTCTTCATCTTCTACTTCCCTGCGCAGAACAGCAGCGTCTCCAGACTTAAACAGTCGTTCGCCGTTTTCATCAAGAGCCTTGGAGATCAATAGCTGCATTGCAAAATCATTGGCGCTATCGGACTTTGCATCCTTTTGCGCTTTCTCGCGTTCAGCCGCTGTCAATGGCGTGGCATAAAATACAAACTCGCTACCATCAACAAGCTCAACAACTTGTTTGATTGGCTCGAAATTAGATGCCTTGCGCAGGCGGTCAATCGCCCTCATTGGGGAAGAAGGAGTAGGGGTGGCGGCCATAGAAAAACCTTGGTCAGCTTGAACTATAGATCAAAGGTGTGCTTATCGCAATCAGCGAGAGATCTCCTCGAAATCCATTGAAGCGACAACTTGATCATCCGCTCCATCGGAAGCTACCACAAGAGTCAGCTCATAAGGGGTGGAGGTAAATGAATCTCGCTCCAATTGGAACTTAAACAAAGCCTCTTTTAGGATGTCAACACTTGCGCCACTTTGATTTGTTGAACTAAAAAAGCCGCTAGCAACAATTCTTCCATTCGCGTAAGATGTTCCACTAATGTTATACTCAACCGAACTATCAGTTCCTGCGCTAACCCAAGCTCCACCAGTTGTCGCGCCACTTGCTCTAACTTGCCAATTGAAGTTTCCAGTAGAAACAGCAAGTAGTGAGATTGCGGTGAGAATGACAATTCCATCAAGGCGGGTTGATTTTAGTCGAAGCGAGATAACGGGATAGAAGGTACCAGCAGTCCCGAGGGTTCTTGGCGAACTCAAAGGAATAGAAATGGCTTGTTGTAATCCACGAAGCTCATAGCCGCCCTCAGAAACAACGGTTGAACAGATTTGTTTCATAGTGCTAGCGCTTGCCGTTTCGCTGGTATTTTCAATTTCGTAGCGCAAAGGAAGTGAGGCGGTAGTAATATAAGTAGATGTGATTAAGTTTGCATGATGAAAAGAGTGGCAGTGAATAAAGACGCCATTAATAACAAAGCCCAAGCGAACAGTACCAAGACCGAGCCACTCAATATCCATCCACATAATTTGGGCTTTTGCAAGATCAAGCGTCAGCCCTGACTCTCCTGATCCGTCAAGCTTGTCGTTGTTCCAATTCGCCTGAGAAACTTTTGTTTCGACGACAGATCCGCTAACAGAGCTGCGCTCAACAAAGGAAAGCGTCGATCCATCTAGCTCCAAAAAGATGCCATTGGCGGCGCCATAATATCCACTGCGCTGTCTAAGACCCGCTTTCGCTGGATTCATCACAAAAGTATTCAGCGCAAGCAAAGATTTTCCTGGCTGATAGCTAAAACACTTTGTGGTTTCTCTATAGACCTTCGACCCAGAAGCGGTTGTTACCGATAGATTAACCAGTCCTTCATTGGCTGAAAAAGTTGCGGCACCACTATTCGCCGTACTTGTTGCCCATAGCCCATTATCCGAATAGCGATGACTCGAATCAAAAAGTGTCAGCGGACTAGAAGTCCTGAGTCTTGCGAAAGCATCAACTGAAACGCCAGAAAAACTTGCATCAACCTCAAGCTTTCCATCATTGGTTGCGTCAATTTCTTTTGCTGCGCCCGTAGGCAGCGTTCCGTGGACAACAGCATCAGGCATGGTCGTACTCGAATAAAAGAAAAGCCCCGCCGAAGCGGGGCAGTGGATCAAGCGATGGATCAGGTGGTGGCGAAGTCGAAGCTCACAGCTTCCGAAGGACGGAAGTTGATAGCAACAGACTGGGCATCATCCGGGTTCACGTTCAGAGAGGCCGAGGTCAGGGTGACAGGCATCTCGATCGAGCGAGACTTAGTGTCATCCACAGTGCCGCCAGACTCAATGCGCTCCAAGTAGAGCTTCATGCCAGCGCCAACCTGCTTGCGCAGCAGCACGTCTTGCACGAGACGATTAGCAAGAGCGTTGTCTTCGTCGGTCATGTAGACGTTCGCAGTGCCATTTGCATCACCAAAGCCAGAGATGTACTTACGGAAAGGCACATACTGGCCAAGAGTCTGACCAATGGTGGTCACGTCAATCTCAGCGCGGGAGATCTCAAGGCTCCAGTCGCGCACTTCTGCCACAACTGCGTAGCTGGCGTAGAAAACTTCAAACTTGTTGGGCGCAGCAAGAGTGCCGTCATCGGTCAGATCAACTTCAGCTCCACCGGCGGATGCAGAAAATGTCAGAACACCAGTGCTATTGCTGTAGGTCAGCACGTAGTAAGTGGTGGCCGAGGAAAGAGGAGAAGGCAGAGTTCCAGTTCCAACTGCTCCACTCTGGGTGTTGCGGAAGTTGAACTTGATCGGATCGCCTGGTTTGAAGTTGAAATTAGGGCCAACGTTGATTTCACTGGTTCCTGCGCCAGTGGTCACGTTGGACTCACCGAAAGTTGCTGTGGTGCCCGCAGGCTTGTAGTAAAAGGCGCCAGAAACGCCGGACAGAACGGTTGCCATGACAATTCAGGGGTAGTGGCTTAGTGGGCACTGCCCAGCTAGATACAGGTTAGCGATTATTTCACGCTGGCCTGCCAGCCGGTATCAATTCGCCCGATGAAGTGAGGGGAGTCATTCGGCGACTGAAAAGATGGCCCGGTAATTGCACCGGTTCTAACGTAAGTAGTCGTCGAAGTTTTATTGGCAGCATTCAGTGTATCAAGAGTTTGTTTTGCAAGTTGAATCAATTGCTGACAGCGGGCTGGCCCCGCGCTTTTGGGAGCAAAACAACGAATAATCAAAGCGCCTCTTGCGTAGTCAAGAGAACCGTCAAGAGTTGATTCAGTCGTGAGTCCGAATGTTACGTTGATGCGAACGTATTCATTCGGCGGATCAGGTGGAACCGCAGTGATGTTATCAAAGTAAACAGGGACTGGAGGGCTTTGTGTGTTGTAAGCGGTAAGCAGTGGGCCTTCAATTTTGGCGCGAATGGATTGATAGTTCATCAACGAAGCCCTCCGAAACCAATGCTAAAACCGTGACCAAGATCACGATCTAGCCCACCGCCCATTGCATAGGTTGCCAGCCAGTCGCGCTCTGCCGTGATCATTGCGTTCGGCTTACTGCTGTCGTCATAACCCATGCTGATGTCGTAACGAAAAGAAGGCTCTTGTTCTCCGTCTGCATCTTTTGGGCGAAAGCCAAATTCAACTGGATCTTTTAGTGGATCTGCGTCATTTGGATGAGTAAAAATTGCTTCTTCGCCGTCGATTGCAATTGCCGCATGTGGCGCAGTATTTACAATTTCAAACCGTGTCACTCCTTTTTCAATTCCTTTTTTAAAGCGAGAAACTGGAAAATTACGTTTATCGTACCTGTAAATCCTTCCTGAGCCCCTTGGTGATGACGCGCCTTGACCAGGCGCTACTACGTCCCAGGAGGCAGAAAATTCGCCACTCCAAGCCGGTCCAGCCTCAACTAAGCCATTGACAATCTCTACGGCTGCGCTTTGAACGCCAAAAGCAATTTCATTCTTAAGACGTTTTGTAAGCTTATTCAAGCTACTTTTCCTTGCCATATCAGCTCAACCTCCCAACTACTGAGTGCATAATAGCGTTATCACCTCGATACGAGAACATTCCAATGATTTTTGCGGTGCGACTTACTCCAGTTTGTCTGTAGCGAATTGAATCAGTTGTTTGCGGAAAGTACCCAGAAAGCGAGCTGGCGGCAATCAAGATTTTCACGTCTGTCTGCTGATACAGGCCCTGCATTTCTTCTGGCTTTAATTCAGAGATGACGATTTTGATTGGAATTTCAACAACTGTATTTGAAACTGCTCCGGTCTCTGGTGTATAAACTGCTTGTCCCGACGCTTTTAGATACGTTGCGTCAACCCCAAACTGAGTGATCAGCGGGGCGGGGATTGAGGAAAAGATGTCATCGACAAGTGACATGACTCATCACAGCGGATTGCTGTACCAACCACCAGTAGCAGGAAAAACCTGCCCACCGGCGAAGCGAATGCGATTTGGACGGAATGCACCAGCGCCGTAGTAAGGATCAATGCGAGCAGTGCTCGTGCGACTCACATACGGCTGATGGAAGCTTGGATCAATCATGTAGCGATACAAAATATCCATTGCAAACGGCGGAATATAGTCAACGCCAGTTTGCGGAATATCGCCCTGTTTGAACTTAACACGCAGTGCCCCATCACCAAGCTCAACTTCTTCGTATTGATTCGTGCTACGAAGAGTTGCACCACCATCGTTGACAGCGACCGCTGTATATCCGCCCCCGCTTCCGAGAAACGCCGCCATGTAAGCAACGGCAATTTCAAAATCAATTGGCAGCTCATCTGTTGGTAGCTGGCGCCCATCAACCTTGATCAGGCGCGGCCAGCTCAAAGATTGCGAAGCATCAGCGACATACCCCTTCCACTTCAAGGGGTTGATCGTCATCGTTGCAGCAACAAGCGTCTGCTCTTTCTGTGTGTCGCCCAACGTGAGCCAAGCTGTGATACCAGCGCTCACGGGAAGCTCGCCGAGAAGCGTGGTGGCCCTCGCAACACTGATAAAGGAGTTGGCGTTAGCAGCTCCCAGGGTCGATACGAAGGCCATCGTGACGCCTCTCTAGGGCTCAGCCCTTGACAGTAGTGGTCTTGGTCTTGGCGCTGGCCGCAGGGGCCTTGGGCGCGGGTGCAGGGCAAGCAGCAGGAGCTTCCTCAGCAGCCACCTCAGCGGGAGCCTCAGCCTCAGCTTTCAGCTTGGCCTCTTCTTGCTCGCGTGCGAGACGAAAAGTAGTAATCGACATGACGGTTACTTAATAGTGAAAAGCCCCTCCGAAGAGGGGCTGCGACTACAGCGATCAGATGTAGCAGCGGAGCTGCGTAATCCGAATGTTGCGATCGTCGGTGAACACCTTGCTCCAGTTGGTACCGGTAGCAAGCTCAGCATTGCTGGGCGAGTTACCAGCAGCATTACCAACCCAGCTGATGCCGTTCGGGTGCACCAGATAGTGCGTCCGGTTGATCAGATAGTCGATGCCCTTCAGGGAATCGCGGTCGGTCTCGAGAGGAGTCTTCGCAGGAGCAGTTGCAAAAGCAAATGCACCAGGGCCGAAGAAGTAGGTATGCAGCACGTCGGCACCACCAGTACCAGCGCCAGCATCAACAGGCAGGGTGTCGTCAACGAACACCGGGCGACCCAGATAGGTGCCCAGCTCAAGACGTTGAGCAGACAGGCGAGTGTCGAGCTGAGAGGTGCTGGAAGCAGGATCAATCAGGTCCAGCTTCATCAGTGCGTAGTAGATGCGGGAGTGCATCAGAACGCCAGTCAGCTCTTGACCTGCATCACCCAGCTTGGCGATGCCGTCAACCATCACGCTCTGAGAAAGCTGAGTGCTGGTGCCGCCAGCAGCGTGAGAGGAGGTCAGGGGACCACCGGTGGCAAACAGAC